CTGCGCATGTGGGCCACGTTTCGGCAGACGCCCGGCGAGCCGTATCGCGGTTTCTACACGTGGCTGTGTTGGACCATGTTCGGCATCATGACCGACCACACCAACAGAACGGCACGTCAGGTATTGACCGTTTCAACCGACGCCGTTGAGCGCCCGCCCGAGATCACCTCGGAAGGCGGCCAGGAGGCGCATGTTGACCTGTCCACAGTGTTGGGGTGGCTGGATGAGCGCGAGCGCGACGTCATGCTGCGGCGGGCGGCCGGGTGCTCCGGCAAAGAGGTTGCTGGACTGCTTGGCTTGAGCCAGCAGCGCGTTTCGCAGATCGAGGCCGAGGCGCGCGCCAAGATATTGGCTGCGGTCAATGATAACTCGGTGCGCAAGAGGGCTGCTTGAATGCTAACCCTGCGCCCCTATCAGCTAGAAGCCGTCGAAGCTGTGTTCGACTACTGGGCCGCCGAGGCCGGCAACCCGCTGGTTGACCTCGCCACGGGCTGCGGCAAGTCCGCGGTCCTGTCCGAAATCATCAAGCGGCTGTGCGAAGGTTGGCCAGACATGCGCATCATTATCTGCACGCACGTCGCCGAATTGATTGAACAGAGCTACCTTGAGTTGCTTGGCATGTGGCCGTTCGCGCCGGCGGGTATTTTCTCCGCTGGCCTGGGCCGCCGCGACCGTAACGCGCAGGTGCTGTTCTGCGGCATCCAGACGGTCTGGAACAAGGTGGATGAAATCTGCCGCAATGGCGCGCCGGATGTCATGCTGGTGGACGAGGCCCACCTGATTCCGGCCAAGGCCGAGACGATGTATGGCAAGTTCATCGACGGCCTGCGCGAGCGAAACCCCGACATGAAGATCGTCGGGCTCACCGCCACGCCGTTTCGGCTGGACAGCGGGCGGCTCGATGAGGGCGACGATCGGCTGTTCGACCGCGTGGTCTATGAGTACGGCATAGGGCCGGCTGTGCGCGACGGCTATTTGGCGCCGCTGTCCAGCAAGCCGACCGCTGCGGGATTTGACCTTTCCGGCGTGGGCCGCATCGGCGGGGACTACAACCAGAAGAAGTTGCAGGCCGCGACCGACAAGGAGGAGGTGACGCGCGCCGCGGTTGACGAGATCGTTGCCAAGGGCGCCGACCGTAAGTCTTGGCTGATCTTCGGGGCAGGGGTGGATCACGCGCTGCATATCCGCGACGAAATCCGGGCGCGCGGCATCTCGTGCGAGACGATTACCGGCGACACGCCGAAGGATGAGCGCCGCCGGATTATCGAGGATTTCAAGGCCTATCGCCTGCGGGCCATCACCAATAACTCGGTGCTGACGACGGGGTTCAACCACAAGGGCGTCGACCTGATCGCATTCATGCGCCCAACTTTGAGCGCGGCACTTTTTTTGCAAATGGCTGGGCGTGGGGTTCGCGTGCTGTACGCACCTGGGATGCCGCTCGATACCGTGGAGCAGCGCAAGGCGGCGATTGCGGCCGGGCCGAAGCCGGACTGCCTAGTGCTGGACTTTGCGGGGCTTGTCGCAAAGCACGGCCCGGTTGACATGGTGGAACCGAAGAAGCCGGGCAAGGGTGATGGCGACGCGCCGATCAAAATTTGCCCCGAATGCGAGGAGTTGCTGCACGCTTCGGTGCGCGTCTGCACCTGCTGCGGCTATGAGTTTCCGCCCAGCGAGGAAGCCAAGCACCAGGCCCACGCCTCCGACGCCCCGATCCTATCGACCAACGAGCCGGTCTGGCGCGAGGTGACGGGCCGGACGTTTAGGCGGCATGAGAAGCTGGGCGGGCTGCCCAGCGTGCGGGTCGATTATGGCCTCGGGCTTGAGGTGCAAAAAGATTGGATTTGCCCCCAGCACAGTGGCTACGCCAAGCAAAAGGCTGACCGCTACTGGATCCAGCATGGCGGCCAGCGCCCCATACCGGCGAGCGTCGAGGAATTCCTGAGCCGCGCCGGTGAACTGGCGATCACCAGCGATGTGCGGCTCAAGAAGAACGGCCGCTATTGGAATGTGGACGCATGGAAGGTCGGGCAGATGGCCGCGAACGACAACCAGCCTGTGGCCGCGAATGACAATGCCGAGCGCGATCAGGAGCGCGAGCGGCTGCGGGCGTTGGCGAGTGACTGGGACGATATTCCGTTTTGAGGAGGAAGGAGCATGAGTAGTTCACACATCATCGTCGTGGCCCGGAACCACAAGACCGGAGAGATCCAGCTGCCTCTCGACGATCTGACGCTTTACGGCGTCGGCGGCGAAGAAGATGTGCTGGAAACCTGCCGCCAACAATACGACGAAGACTGGACGCTGGCTCTCTACCAGCCAATGGCGCCTTGGTTCTTTGCCGGAGCCAAGAAGCGTCCGAAAACCTAACCGGCCTCACCAGCCGATAACCGCCCCACGGGGCTTCACCACAGAGGAGAATTGCATGACTGACCAACCGAACTACGCGCCCGAAATCGCCAAGCTGCATTCTGCGGCCTGGCTTCCTGAAGGCGCAATCATTGCTGGCGGCGCTGTTACCAGCGTTTTCATCAACCAGCCGATCCACGACGTCGACGTCTACTTCAAGACCCGCGCCCACTTCGAGGGCGCAATCGAAAGCGCCTACGAGGATGGCTGGTGGTGCGCCGATGTGTCCAAGCGCTCGGTCACCTTCAAAGATGGCGACCGCATCATCCAGTATATGCACTTCGACTTCTTCCCGACCGTCGACGACATTTTCGCGGCTTTCGACTTCACGGTCTGCATGGGCGCCTACGATTACAACGCCAAGGAACTGACGCTTCACCCCGACTTTCTGAAGCACAACAGCCAGCGGTTCCTGCGTTTCAATCCCGGCACCAACTTTCCGCTGGCATCGGCAACCCGCGTCCTCAAATACCAATCGCGCGGTTACACCATCGGCAAGGGCGACATTCTCAAGATAGCACTGGCCTGCCGCAAGGTGAGGATCGAAAGCTGGGAAGACCTCAAAGACCAGATCGGCGGCGCCTATGGCTACAAGGTCGAGCTTGCCGGTTCGGACCAGCCCTTCAGCTTGGAAGCCGCCATTGCCGCACTGACCGTGGACGACAGCGGCGAGGACCAGTGGCAGCGCCCCGCAAACGATAATCAGCCCGGCAGCAGCATGGACCTCCTGCGCAAGCTGGCGGACCTGAAAGGCGAGGTGTTCGACGAGAGCCGCTTTGAGGACGGATATCTGAAGCAGGCTGCCTAACCCAACCCGGCACCAGCCACCAACTGGTGCCACACCCCACCACACAGAGGAGTCACACATGACACACGCCAACGACAACGCCGCCTGGGACGCCCGGCGCATTAGCGCGGACATTGCGTCGGCTTTACATGCCTTCCCAGAGCTAGCCGACGATCCTGAGCTAGCCGCAGACACATTCGAAGGCATGGGCCTGAACGATGTTCTGTCCCGCCTTGTGCGGCAGGCGCAGGACGCCAAGGCAATGGCCGGGGCGATAGCAGATATTCTAGGCGAATATCAGGCCCGCAAGGCACGGTTCGAGCGCCGCAATGAGGCAGTGCGGTCGATTATTCTGGGTCTGTTGCAGAAGTCCGGCGTTGGGAAGGTGCAACTGCCCGAAGCCACGGTGTCGATCGGTAAGGGGCGCGATAGCGTGGTGATCACCGACGAAACCAAGCTGCCGAAGTGGGCGCTGCGGGTTTCGACCAGCCCGGATAAGGCGGCCATTGGCGAAAAGCTGGATGCGGGCAAGAAGGTGCCGGGGGCCGAGATGAAGGTTGGCGCTGAAACGCTCAGCTTGCGGGTGGCTTAGCGGTTCTGCTCTAGACTGCGCAGCGCATCGAAAGCGGCGACATGGTTTGCCGCTTCCTCGATGAAATCCATCCAAGATCGGTGATCACGCAATCCAACTGGTTCGAAACCAAATCGGCTGGCGACCTCGGGGTTGTAACGACCGAGTCTTACCTCACTTTCCGGATCATAGCCCGACACCCGGCAAATGGCCTTAGCTGCAGTTTCGATGCGGTCTTTGTCGATTTCCATTTCTGCCCCTCCATTGGTGGGGCGACCTTAACACCAACCGCAGGCGGCCACCAACTGCCTGCGGATTGCACCACAAATGAGGAGAGACACATGCGTATCGAGCGCATCGGCGACGCCGTGCTCTACAACGGCGATTGCTTGGAAGTCATGGCCACGCTGGATGCGGTTGACCACATCATCAGTGATCCGCCGTATGAGGAAAGCCTGCACGCCTCGAAGAACAG